TTTTGCAAAACCGTACTTCCAACATTATAAAGAGGCAGATTTCTTCTATACTAAAGATTTAATTCCTGAGGGATATGAACACAGAGTTAGAGTTGATGAATCAGGTATAGCTACTTTTGCTAATGCAAAAAATGGCACCTTAGGTATTTCAGGTAGACCTAGGATTGTGACCATGAGAACATCAACTACCTCGTATGCGGGTGAAGGCGCAGAGTCTGAAGCCACACTAGCAGGAAAAGGTTTCCTGTCAGCAAGTGAATTTGATTTAAATAAACAAGACTAATGGCTGATTTCACAAACTCCCCTTTTATCTTTACTGCCCCTGTCAGGAAGTATAAAGCTAATGATCCTTATTATTGGGAAATAGATAATATTCCTATTCAACAGTTAGAAGAAAACTGCCTATGGTTAAAGGATCAAGTTGATTCTGTAATCTCTGGAGGTGAGGGAGGAGGAGGTTCTACAAATATTAATAGATCTGAGCTTACTGAACTTCGACCTACGGTTGCGGGATCTGTGGTGTCAGTAGAGCCAGGAAGATTTTCTGCAAGAATTAATGATGCGTATACCTTAAACGAATCATTAAGCCAACCAGACTTTAATGCTGGTCAAGCTTATTTAGGAGAAGGATCTAATTGGTTTACTAAAAATACACCTGCGGTTCAAACGGCTGTTAATAAAATTTATAGTACTGTTGGGGCAAATGCTTTAAGATTAAATGGTTTAATAGAAAAGTTTTCTCAATATGCTATTTATGGAGTTGCACTAGGCACTAGCGTTACTACTGGTAGTACTGTTACTTCAACTTCTTTAGGTGATGGACTTTCTTGGACTGGATTTCCTTTAGTAGATAATCCAAAATTTTATGATATCTTAAGTATACTTTTTACTAATTCGTTAAACAACATAAGCTATACGGAAAGTATTTCTAAAGAATTTACAAAAAGGTGGAGGGGTATTGCAAGAACTTCAGTCGTTGATGTACCTACCACTATATCAGTTACTGTTCCTCAATTTGATAGTAATGATTTTTTCTATATTGATGCAACTGGATCTAAAATTACTTTAGGAGCTACCCAAAGAATTGATTTAGTTTTTATCTATAGTAAGCCCGTAGATCAGGGATCTACTACAATAATAAAGCAAGATTCTATCCAGACAATAACCCAACCACAACTAGGGGTTCTTGTTGGTGCAGGGTTAGGTATAGATAGAAGTGCTGTGAATGGAGGTACAGGAGAGTATGCTCAAGTGGTTAAGAACTCCGATGGTACTAATCCTTCTTTAGCTGATGCCTTTATGTTAGCGTCTAGAGCGGATACCGTAGTTGCAAATGGTGGTTTTGTTTTAGGTGATGGAACTGGTGCCTATGGGTCCTTTCCATCTCCAGACGACTTATTAAACTTAGCTCCTCTTTTAGCTAATGATATTAGTAACGGGGATTGGAGAACGGTGGGTCAATCAATATTGCCTGTTGCTTATGTTGTTGTTGATAGCTCTCAAAATGGTACTATTCCCACCACTCATCTTATTGATATTCGCCCATTTTTCCGTACTGCGGAGTTAACCTATGATGAAAGAGCAGGAATTGCAGGAGCAGCACCTAACTTATCTCTAGCTAACCCAGCAGTTGGTAGAAGAGAATTAGAGACACATGTAAATACTATTGTTACAACTGCTTTTGGTACAGGAGATGGTGGGGGTAATGGATCCCCTCCTATAGTTCCTAGAGTAGTTGGTGGAGGCTATGTTTGGGGGGGTAAGAAATGGGGTCCTGAAGGTGCTATTACTACAGCTATGAATGACTCAGGAAATTGGATTTCTGAAGGAACCTTTGGTATGACCTATAATAATGTTCCTGACGATCCTGATTGGGATTGGGCTACTTGGACTCAGTATTTAGATGCTACTAAACCAGGAGCAGGGACCAATAAAAATGATTGGATAAACTTCAAGTATACTATTAACAGAGAGCTTGCCTCTGTAAGTAGTACTTTAGATTTTCAGGAAGTAGGTTCTACTTTAGATGCTCCCATTTTTACAGACTCTTTTGGAACTACTTTAGGGAACCACAATGCCACCGTGACTCCATCTCCTTTAATGATGTATTGGGTTAAGAAAAGATTTCATTTCACGCTTCCCGTAGGATTTAGTAACTATTGTGTAAAAGCTTATTTATCTAATTGTGTACCTCTTTCTGAGGGTGGGGTTGGGCAAGTATATCCATTGGAATCAGGGGGGACTGAGGGTATTTGGATTAGTAAAGGATCAGGTTGGTTTGATATTAATGTTGGCTGGGTTGGCCCTGATCCGTATGTGGATTCAGGCGAAGTTTGGAGCGGTTTTAATACAAATTCAGTAGAGGGGGTCTCTTTTCCATCTTCTAATAGAAATAGTAATAAGTTTAGGTCCTGGGCAGTCCTCTACCCAGAACTGGGAGTAGGACCTGTTGCTGCTGGCAATGCTGCTAATGCTGTAGGATCTATTACTACTGGATTTGTTCCTCAGAAAACGGACCAGAACCTTGAAATTAAAGTTGATAAAGTTGGTGTTTGTACTTATCCTACTGTACTATTTGAAATAGTTGCTTTCCCGTCAGGTTGGGAGAATAGTGGTTTCCAACTTTATGACCCAACTATGCCTCATAATGGAACTGCTACGATAATTCTTAAATAAGTTATGGCTAATCCTGGGTATGATCAAAAGCAATGCTTTGTTTTTCCTCCTCCTCCCCCTCCTAACGATCCCCCTGATGGTGGAGATTATGGGGGTACTGGTTCTGGAGATCCTCCAGGAGGGGGAGGAACTACAACCACTACGACCACTCCTACCACTACGACCTCTACCACTACGACCTCTACCACTACGACCTCTACCACTACTACGACCGCTACAACCTCTACGACCACCACTACGGAATCTACGACTACGACCACTCCTACCACTACGACCACTACGACCACTCCTACCACTACGACCACTACGACCACTCCTACCACTACGACTACGACTACGACTCCTACCACTACCACTACGACCACTACGACCACTACCACTACCACTACGACCACTACTCCACCACTAAAGTTTAAGTGTGAGAATGGATTTTCGCAAAGGAGTTGTGATGAAAATCATAACGAAGCTGCTGATGGTCCATGCCAATGTACTTTTAGAGTAACAAGATGTGTGGAGGATATTAATGGTGAATTTGATTCAGTAGGTGCTTGTCAAGCAGCAGGTAATTGTAATCAATGCAAAGAAGGGGACACTCTACCCTCAGATTGTGCAGTAATGTGGGACCCCGACTGTGGGGAAGGTAGTGATTCACCAGGAGGCTTGGATGATGATACCCCTAGATGTTATGCGTGTATGCCTACGAAATGTTATAAGTGTATGACGAGTTTTAACGATACATCAATGGCTGAAGTTTGTGGCGAAGATCCGTTTGCGAAAGCAAAAAAATGCACAGATGTAGGTCCTGCAATTGATGATGGTACTGGTACTGGTGGATGGATATGTCCCAATGTTACTGATTATTTAGGTGATCCTACCTGTGACGACCAATGTAAGAATTGCTCCAAGAGCTTCGGTTCGGACTATTACGATGATCCTAATTGTAATGGTAACTGTGGACCTGAGATAAATTTGGAATTTGATCCCATAGGCGGCGATGTAATGGATCAGTCTTCTGATTCTTCTGATTCTCGATTCTCAAAAACATACTCTGGATCTGTAAAAAGTACAGGGGGTGGGCAATTTTTCCCTGATAATCCAAATGCTCCTGAAATTTCGATAGGCTATGGGACAGCGGTTGTCTGGGAGGATGATTTAAAAAAATATATGTCTGTTGGAGACAGTTTACAAGGTCACAATGGTTATATAAAATTAAATATTAGAAAAGGAAATGAAGATTATGAACTTTTAGATAATCCTTATATTTGGTTACAAGATGAGTTTTTGGATATAGCTGGGTGGTCTAAGTATTTTGATACTAGTGAACCTGATAAAAGGAAATCCCCTTTAACTGGGAAAGATTTCTTTTATAATTGGTATTCTCTTAATGGAGATTATCTTTCTATAATTCAAACTAGAAAAGGAAATCTTCTTGTGGCTATGAATGCGCCTATGCATGGAGGAAGTGTTTTCATTAGGGAACCTTCTAATGAAAACGATGGTTATAATGCGTATGTCGTAACAGGAAGAAATCATTATATTAAATTAGAAGCTAATGATGGTTTTGATCCTATTAAAGGAGAGGGTTCTATTTTGTTCGGGAGCGGTAAAATTTATTACAAAGGAGCTAACGAATTTAATTTATCAGAGTTTACTGGCGCGATTAGAACAAAAAACGGAGTCTATCTAATTTCCGAAAGAAAGCCTCTAATGATGCCTAAAACTACTGCACTTCTAAAGATAAGAAACAAGCAGCATTTGGATATTTTACGCAAGTTTGATCCTCCTTTCCTTGTTCCAGCATTTAATTCTAAAATAAAGATTGGAAATCCTAGGCGAGAATGGCAGGAAATAAACCAGGAGGGGGTTACTAAATTTAGTAGCCATGCAGACCCAGGATTTTACTATGTTGCTTCCTTGAATTCTCCTTTTGTAAGAAATAATGGAGTTATAGCTGATAAAAGATACGGATTTGATCTACCCACTATGGAGGAACGAATGGAAGTTTCTAAAGATTTTGTTCCCTACATTAATAATGCCAAATTAGGAAATAAAGTATTCAAACAAATAGCACATAGAGGTGTTGCCGCAGTACTTAAAGTAATAGAAGATCAAAGAACTGATTATGACCCTCATTATCTTTTTGATATTGATAATAATCATCTTTATCAAAGTTTAAAATCTGAAGTTAAAAAAGTATTAGATGGTATGGAAGATATTGGAGGGGGAAAACTACCTAGATCTTATTTCTTAAATTCTTTCCATAGAATGATATTAAATAATTCTATTGATGATTTTGATTTCAATTACTTAAAAGATTATTATACAACTCACATTGGACATATCAACTATAAACGACCTTTTAGTGATATTAGAACTCTAATTCCTCTTTCAGTAGGTGTAGATTCTAGATACGGCTTTACTGCTCAAATGCTTAAGGAACAAAGAACACAAAAGCATAAGACAAAAATTAGAGCAAGAAATCTTCCTAGCTTTGTGAATAATCCAGATGTTGTATCTACTATTATTCAAAATATTAGACCCCTTGATTATAGAAAATATGATGACCCTGATACGAGAGAAAAACTAAAAGTTTGGCATATTTTACCTGAAGATATTAGATTAAGTTTAAAAATAAAGGTATCTGATGATGTTGATATTTTTGCTAAGGTAAAAAATGATGAATCTTTAAAGTTTACCATAGGAGAAACAACCTATAGTTTATCAGCCGATGGAAATTATACTGTTCCTATTACCCGAGGGAATGCTACCTCTTATCTTCCTTTAGATATTTCTAATTTGCAGTATGCTTATTCATTACCCAACGAAACAAAACAAAAAATATATACAGCCTTAGGTCAGCAGGAAGGTCCCGTAATGGATGTTATAACTACTGATACTGCGACCATGCTAACTGCCTCTGTTTCTGCTGATATTGCCGATTCATTTGTATTAGAATTAAATTCTTCTTCTATTAAAGAAACATACCAAACTCATGAATTTATTAGAACTACAAAAACTGAGTATGCTACGATTACTGAAGATAAGCTTTCTTCCATAATTAGTGAAAGCCCCTTCCCAACACGAACTTATTATATTGATTACAATGATCCTATATTATCATTGTTAAATCAAGAAAATAAAGCTTTTTTCTATTTTAATTCTTTAAGTTTTGCTGGATTTGGTCCTAATATAAATGTTAATCTAGTAAGAGAGATTCCAAAATACATTAGAATAATTCCCACAAATAAAACTAAAAATAATCCATTCCACGGAAAATCTAAATTATTCACTTTAAATAACGGTAATGAAGAATCAGTCAGGAGACTCTCTTTTGTTAGAGGAATTGACAAAGAATTATATAAAACAGGATTAAGTGATCCCATTGGATATGAAATAAAATATCCTTGGCCTAATGCTACAGTTGATGGCAGAGCAAGCACCTTTGATACTATAGAATATGTAACTAGGGCTAATGATCCTGCACTAACATTAGAAGAAAATTATATTGATTCTGTAAAACCAGCACGAACTGTTCCTGGTATCAATGCTCTTTATGATGTGGTTAAAAAACTAGGAGAACGCTTTATTATGGCTGATGGTCTTTCTGTTTATGATGTTTTATCTAGAGTTGGTGCTAGAACTTATTACAGTCTATTTAATGGAGAGATTGATCCTGGAGTTGTAGAGCAGCTTAAGGCGGGAAATGCTTTAAACATGGGGACTGCTGCTACAGAGATACCTTGGTATAAAAATACAATTTATAACAATATTACTGCGGAAGGTACGGACCAGTATATGGCAAGAAGTAGATTAATAAAAGCTCGTACAGGCAGCACTCCGACTATTTATGATTTAGAAATTTATAATAATGCATCCGACAGAAGTTATATTGGACAATCTTTCGAAGACGCAGAAAGTATTAGAGTGAAGAAGATGAAACCGATTCCTACTAGAGATAAGACTTCTAATCCAGGAGGCTTTTAGTGCCTAAAGTAATTAGACCTTCGGATGAGGCTCAATTTCATGGATACCTCCCTTTATGCCAGCCAGCGTATGGATCTCCTGATGTTATAACAAATATGCAGCAAACAGTCCGAGATACAGATCCCTATACTCCTTCTGTCCATTGTACACCCCCTATCCCCGTATGTCATGGTGTAGGAACTGCTGTTCAAGGGTCTCCAAATGTTTTTGTTAATAATTTAGCGATTCATAGAGATGGAGACTTTATTGGGTGTGGAACTGTGGCTGATAACGGATCTTCAAATGTTTTAGCGAATAGTAAAGATGGTACTTGGTCCGATGAGCGAGGAGGAGATCCTGATACTGGTGGAGATACTGCGGGGGATACGGGTGGTTTTGTCCCAGGACGACCCGTAGTAGAATACGCTCCTATAGTAAAAGGAAGTAACTACGACGATGATGGTGCTAATAAAACATTTACACGGCATTATGTGGATGTTCTTCCAATTGGGGGGGCTGGGTATACTCCTATTTATGACGAATTTATGAATGAGTATAGAAATTATGATGGTATTGGTTTGGTTGGGTATATTCCCCCAGGAATGCCTCCTGTCTATGAAGCCCCTATTGATTTAGTTTATGAAACTTATGTGAATGGGTCAACTTATATAGGAGACGGTTTAGCTTTAGATGGTGATACAGGAAGAATTTATGGGTGTCCTGGTTGGCCTTACGCACAGGTTAGAGCTAGACATTTTTTGTTTGATGACGGGTACAGCCAATTCTGGCCTCTTCAATTTACATACGATGATAACACAACTAACCCCAAATGCTGATAGCTAATCAACATTAAATATAAATTTATGTGTTTTTCTTTTTGTAAGATACTAGATAATAGTAGCACAAACATAGTGCAAAAAATAGGAGTACAATTATGGACTTTAAAATGAATTTAAGTGATGAGCTTCGGAATACTTTACTGGAGTCTGCTGCATGGGATCGTGTTGGTATGCGTCCTGTTGAAGTGGATGCCCGTTCGGGAGAAATGATTGAAGAAGGTTACGAGCAAGAGCAGATTGATGAAGATTTTGAAGATTTTGATCTTGAAGATATTCATGCCCTTTTAAGTATGCTTCCTGAAGAGCAACTTCTTGAGCATATTGATAGTGTTCTTTCGGTCGTTGAAGCTGTTTCCGAGGTCTTAGAAGAAGAAGCTGAATATTACGAGGAGTAGGAATTGTCTGACTCCATCGGATCTTTTGCAGAATCTTTAATTCTTCAAGATTTAGAAGAAGTAAAGGACGGAAAACCGTCTTCCTTTAATAAGGAGGCTGGAGCTACAGCAGAGCCTGACATGCCAGATATTTCAAATATTAATTTGGACTCTGCACAGGTAAAGGCTTTGTTGCTAGGAGAGAATGTAGCTCCTGATGTTGTGGAGGAAACATATTCTACTGTAGGTCATTCAGTTACTTATACACAACCAGAAGAATCAGACGATCCTATTGCAGTCCTTTTAGAAAGGCTGTCTTATTTGGTAGAAAAAGCAGAATCTTTAGTATCTCGTTTAGATGAGATGACCACAGTAGGAGGTATAGGAACTTCTCAAAAGTTTAATCTTTTACAAGACGAACCTTGTAAAGCTCCTGCGCCTCCAAAAGTAATGAATAAATTAAAGAAACTAAAGAAATTTAGTAGGAGAAATTATGTTTAAGTCTCAAACAATGAATGCGTTGGTAGTTTGTGGTCTGTTGGATGATGGCTTTGGTATAAATGAGTCTATTGATGCTGTTAATTCTTGGTCTTTAATCCTAGAAGAAGGCAAGAGTGGAGAATTATATCAGCTAGTTCTTTCAGAAGGCTCTAGCCTTCATGAGGGCTCAAGGACACGGACGAAACGAGAAGGTAGGGCTATTACGAGAGCAGACAAAGCTAATCGACAACGAAACCAAGCACAACAAGGCACAGAAGACGAAAGAACTCATGGGGAAGCAGAAACTTCAAGGGCTGACGCAGCAGAGGCAGGAAAATCAGAAGCCGAGGCTAGTAGAAGTCGCGTAGAAAAACACGCTCAAGGCGAAACAGAGAAGAGAAAAAGAGGTGGTGAAAAAGCTTTCGCTGCTGGGAAAAAAAGTGGTGAAGGGGAAGCGGCAGACGAAAGGCAGCACGGTGATGAGGCTGAAGCAACAGCAAGGAAAGAACGCAGCTTAAGAAAATTCGCACAAGATAAAGGCAGAAGAACAGAAAGGGAAAAAGGTGAAGAGGCTCAACACGGTGATGAGGCTGAAGGTAGAGCAAGAAAGGCAGCAGATGATGCAGCCGATGAGAGACATCACGCAGACTCAGAAACAAGAAGATCAAGAGAAGCAGAAGAAAAGGGTAAAGCGGCAAGAGATAAAACCGCTCAACGCTTAAAAGGTATGAGAGGAGAGGTACAAAAGGCACAACAACGCGCAGAAGACGAAAGAACTCATGGTGAGTCTGAGACTAAAAGAGCAGAAAGGGAAACGCAGCACGGTGATGAGGCTGAAGGTAGAGCAAGAAAACAACAGGGACGAGCAGAAGACGAACGACAGCACGGTGACACAGAGCGCAAACTTAGAGATAAGCTGTATGATACTGGGGATCATGCGGAGCGTGAAAACCTGAGGAGGGGGGGCGACACCCCCGCTAGAGGTCGTGGAGGCTCTGGTGGAGGCTCTGGTGGTGGTGGTAGTCGAGGTATCGAGGCTGCTGATGCTGGTGGTGGTTTCGGTGGTGGAGGTCGGAGACCTTCTGGAGGAGGCTCTGGAGGAGGCTTTGGAGGCTCTGGTGAAGAGGAAGCTGAAGGTAAGCACCGTAGAGAGATGGAGAAGGAGCGCGAAAGGAAAGGTAAAGGTAAAGGTGAGTGGGGTAAACTTGTCCGTAAAGGTATTGCAGGGGCTGGTAAATTAGTTCGGGGTGCAGCTAAAAAAGTGGGCGAAAGATATGGTATGAAAACCCGCGAAAAAGAAGCAGAAGGGAAGCATTCACGGGGAATGGAGAAGAGAGGACAAAATGCTAAAAGTGCGCGGCTACAGAAGGGGCAGAAAGAAGGTGAAACTTCTGCCGAACGAATAGCAAAGACTGCTGAAACGCAGCGTACCCAACGAGGCCAGGACGCACAAGCGGGAAGGACTGCACGGACTAAAGGAAAAGATCAACCAGCCGCAGGGGCTGCTGGAGACTCTGGTGGAGGTTCTGGGGATGCTAGGTCTGCACATAGGGCAGCTATGGCTAGTAAAGCAAAAACTAGAGTACGCAGAGCAGGAAGTCCTCATAAGAATTTAAGAAAGATGGCTTATAGGGAACAGTATTCTCCTTTAGAAGATCATGAAGAGTATAACATCATGAGCGAACACCTGACTGTAGATCAATCAGGAAATAACGATAAGTGGCAGTCTTTAATGGAGCAAGTTATTAACGAAAAAAAAAAAAGGGGAAACTGACTTCCAGGGGAAACTGACTTCCGTTAAATCAAGAGTTAAAAAATATGAAACAATCCAAAAAGCACTAGAGAGATCCTCTCCAGGAAAAATTTGGACTACAAAAGGCGCAGATAGACTATATGTAACAAGCAAAGGAAGAGGCTCTCAAAAGAAGCAAGTTCCTACTGCTGGAGGAAGGATAGCCAAAGGGTTTACCCCTGGAAGCTCAACTCCTTCTTCTTCATGGAAATCTATTAAAGCACATGCAGTTAGAACTTCTCTTAAATATGGAACTGCTTCAGGAACGAGACTTAAAAAGGTATATAGAAAAGGTAAAAAATAATGCTACTTTCAGATTTTGACAATAATTCAACCATTAGAGTAATTGAAGAGGCTTCTTCTAAGAATAATTATAGACCTAGAGTTAGAGGACTATTTCAAAGAGCAGATGAAGCTAATCAAAATAAAAGAGTTTATCCCCGAACTATTTTAGAAAATCAGGTTAAAAAACTTCAGCCTCTTATTTCTGAGCGTAGGCTTTGTGGAGAACTTGATCACCCCCAAAGTGATACGGTTAAACTTACAAATGCTTCTCATTTAGTTACTAAACTTTGGATGGAAGGTGCTGAAGTCTTTGGTGAAGCTGAAATTCTTAATACTCCAAATGGTAAGGTAGCTCAAGCACTAATTAGTGATGGTGTTAAAATTGGTATTTCATCTAGAGGCTTAGGAACTTTAAGTGAAAATCAAATGAATGGAACTAAAACAGTTAACGAAGATTTTAATTTAGTCACTTTCGATTTAGTCGCTGATCCATCTACTAGAGGAGCTTACCCTACTCTTTCTGAAAGCAAAATCTTAGAGGAAGCTAAGTATGAAAGAACTCTTAAGGAAGCAGTTGGAGAAAGAGTTTTTATTACTTTATTAAATAATACACTTAATGAAGGTAAAAAGGGGAAAGAGCATAGTGGACAAGAAGGTTTACCTTTTTGGGAGGACCCAAAAATGCCAGGAGGTAATCCTCAAGGTGAGCCCGAGCATTTAGCTGCTAGGATAAGGGCTAATTTAGCTGCTCAAAATGTTATGAATAAGAAGGCTGCGGGTCCAGGAAGAAAGCCTAAAAAAGTTAATTTAGCTTTTCCTAAGGATAAAAAAATTAATTTAGCTTTTCCTAAGGATAAGAAGGCTGCGGGTCCAGGAAGAGAAGATTCTAGTAGAGAATATTTTATAGATCGTTCTTTAGAAAAACTAGAAGAGAAGTTTTTAAGAAATAAAGTGAAAGTACTTAGAGATCGACAGCTTTATGAAGATTCTCAAAAAGGCTATGCCGAAATGGGTATCAAAGGTGGAACCAAAGCTGCTGCTAGAGAAGCCCTAAAAAGAAAAAGAAGTAAAAGATGAAATTATTAGACGAAATTCGTTTATTAGAGGGGCAATCCGAATCCGCTAGAATTAGAAAAAATAACAAAAGAAGAAATCTTGTGGTAAAGCCCATAGAGGACTTAGGGTTGTTTGGACAACAGCAAAGAGGTAGTTCCGCTTCTCCAAATACAGGAGGACGAGTATTGCGTCAGGGAATAAGACCCCCGCGCACTACTGCTGGTATTATGAGAAGGCAGGTTATGGGGAATCCTCCTCCAGGAACGATGCCTTTACCTGGAGAAAAATTTGAAACAGATGATGATAAAGAACAGGCTCGTAATTGGCTTGCAGGAAAATCAAAACAAGGAAAACTTAAGTTTGAATCTCGTCTATTGGAAGCCCTTTATTCTGATCCAGAATTTCTCATAGAGGCTGTAAAAAGACAGAGACCTGTTCGTGCGGGAATGTCTAAGACTAAAAAATGGTTAATTGGAGGAGCATTGGCTGCTGCATTAGCTGCTGGTATAGGAAGCGGGGGTAAGAAATCTGGTGATGCTTCTCTGGATTCGCAAGGAGACAAAACTCATAAACCCGCATCTATGGGACAGGGGAGAGTTACTACCGATAAAGATCTGGATATTCTCCCAGGTAAAAGGAAGAGATTTGATCCATCAAAGCCTGGGCCTGTTGGACAAGGCCCAGATCCTAGTAAAAGTAAGAAATATTCAAGTGGTAAGGGAGCAGAGGGCCATATAGACTAGACAAAAAATAAAATTTTATTATTTTATTTTTTAAGTTATCTAAATATATGTAGAAAAGGGTTATATTATGAATAAATTAAGCAACATCGTAGATCTTCTTCCTGAAGGACTTACTGAAGAGTCTGTAACACAGATCGCTACTTTAGTAAATGATATTATTTTAGAAGAAGTTGAAGGGCGCGTCTCTGGTCTGGAAAACAAAGTTAAGAGTTTTCTAAGAATGCAGATTGACGAAATTAAACAACATGCTTTAAATGAATTAGAGCATGATTCAGAACTTGTCAGAAATGCTAGACTTTTCGAATCAATCCGTTCACTCATGGCAGTTGAGTTAACAGAAGCTGATGACGATAGAGCTATTAATACCATGCTGAGAGAGCATGAGGAAATTTCTGAAGAAAGAGATGTTCTTATTGAAGAACTTAATAAGTCTCTGGCTGCTAATGAAGATTTAGAGCAGCTTGTTGGAACTCTTTCAGGGAAAATGGGTTCTCTGGAAGAAGATAGAGAAAGGTTGATTGAAGATGTAGTTCTGTTAGAACAAGCTCATGAAAAACCTTTCAAATCATCTGAAAAAGCACATGTTATAGCTGAGAATATTGCAGCGCAAACTAAACCTCAACACGCTTTTAATGAGTTTATAACAGATGAAGTCATGGCTTATATGCCATTCGAAAGTAAGGAGTAAAAATTATGTTTAACATTGAAAATAAAGTTGTTGAAAAATGGGCTCCTGTATTAGAAGGAATTGAAGATGACTATCAACGGCGGGTTTCCGCTCAATTATTAGAGAACCAAGCTAAGTCTATTGTTTCAGAACAAATTGACGAAGCTAACTCTGCTGGCACCACAACGGTTGGTAAACTCGGAACTTTCCAAAAGTTTGCGTTCCCTCTCGTTCGTCGGGTTTGGCCTGAGCTTATTGCCAATAATATCATTTCCGTCCAACCTATGCAGGGACCTGTTTCTCAAGTATTCTATATGGGTACTTCGCGTCAGTATGGAAGTACTGAGCAAAATATCTACAGTAAGTGGAACCTCACTTACCGTAATCTAGTAGCTACTTCCATCTTTGATGGTGGTAACATTGATCTTGATCTGTCTAGTATGTCTAATATCACCGTGAGTTCTATGCTGATGGGCACTTCTGCCTCTCCTGGCACGGGTACAACTGCGGCTGGTATGCCTTCTAGCACCGTTGGTGGTAAGATTGCTGCGTGGCCTGATGCTACGAAGATCTACGGCATTGATGTTTCGTCTGGTGAGCATCTTCAGGGGACTGGTATTCCTGAGATGAACCTGCATATTGAGCAACAGCCAGTTGCCGCTCGTACTCGTAAGATGAGAGCCCTCTGGACGCTTGAAGCTCAACAGGATCTTAAGGCTTATCATAACCTTGATCTTGAGAAGGAACTTACTGACATGCTTGGTAAGGAGCTTCGTCTTGAAATCGACCGTGAGCTTATCGAAGATGTTCGAATGCTTGCTTACGATATCAAGGCTGATACTTATCCTGTAGGTGGGTTTAACAGAGCTATGCTTGATCAAGGAAACGCTAACGATTTCCTGGATGATGGCACGGGCTTCACCCCTGCTCAGTACCTGTACGACTTCACTAGTAACAAGTGGGGTGAGGGTTCTACCTCTGGTACACTTAAGAATGTCTTTGTTATCGACTTCTCAAGTTCTGCATTACCATTTGCACCACAGCATGTTGGTCATGTCTATGCTAACCTTCTTGCGGTTCTGAACTTAGCTTCGCAGGATATTTATACTAGTACGCATCGTGGTCCTGGCAACTGGATTCTTACCTCTCCGCTTATGGCTTCTCTTCTTGAGAGTGCTGCCAAGCTGGAAGGTGGTCTTCCTGCTAAAGATGGTCCTACGACTCAAACTGCTAACAAGATCCTTTATAAGGGTAAGTTTGCTGGTAAGTATGATTTGTATGTTGATCCTCTTTATCCCCAGGATGAGATTATGATGGGCTATAAAGGTTCTGGTCCGATGGATGCGGGGTATGTTTATGCTCCTTACATTCCTCTCCAGCAACTTCCTACTATCTATGATCCCGAGACCTTCCAACCCAGGAAGGGTATCCTGACTCGCTATGGCAAGCTTGCTATCGAGCCAGCGGCACGATTCTATCGGATTATTAGAGTGGTTGGCCCAACTGCTAGTTACCTGTTCACTCCGTTTGATCGGATTGGTACTGGTGATAACACAGCGTGGTCAGGCCCAGAGTAATCTAGGGTAGGCTGAGATAAACTAACAAAGGGTTAGGAGTATTTTCTACTCCTAACCCTTTTCTTTTTAGCTATATATAAATGAGGTATTATTATGAGATATAAAAACAAATCTAGACATAAAATGTTACTCCAGCTACAAGAGGGAGTAAAAGAGGTTTATCCTAATGAAGAATTTGATTCTCCAGAGATTCTAGTTTACTCTTTTTTAGAAGAAATAAAGCCAAAAACTAAGTCTAAACCTAAACCTAAGGTGACTACAAAATCTAAAAGTAAAAAACAAACCACTCCTAAGGAGAATTTAGATGGCAGCGATAATTCCAGTACTTAATCATTACGGAAACTCTTTTGCTGATAACTACTTCGGACAAGGAGTAGATGAAACTTCAACTAGAGGAGAGATTATAACCTCTAGTTTAAATAATACAACTATGGGGACCTTACAAGAGTTCTCCTCGTTTGAGGAGACCGTTAGGGACTTTATTTTAGCGAGGCTGGGGCACCCCGTTGTAAGAGTAGAGCTAACTCCTTTCCAAATAAAGTCTTGTATTGATGAGGCCATAACTCAACTTTACTATCATGCCCCTATGTGGACTACTCAGTTTTGCTCTTTTGACACAACTGCTAACAAGAATCTGTATCAATTACCCACATACATAATGGATAACTTAACCTATGTGGTATATAAGAAAACTCTTTTAAGTATTCAAGGCCAAGCAGGAACCCTAGAATTTGACTTTTTTATTAAGTACTTTCAAGATAACTTTCTATTCTCAGACTTTCAAGTGAGTGATTTTTATATTTTACAATCTCATTTAGAAATGATTAGAAAAGTTTTAGGGCAGGAAGGTTCCTTTGATGTAGTAAATAACCAATTTCTCCAAGTATATCCTGTTCCTGTAGTTGGAGATCAGACTATTATCCTAGAATATAGAGCCTTGGACTCAGGTACTATGCACCCAGCGTACAAGAACTTTATTCAGAAGTATGCTTTAGCTTGTGCTAAAGGAGTCTTAGGAGAAATTAGAGGTAAGTACGCATCCTTACCTTCTCCAGGTGGTGGCGCAGTTCTGAATGGTAAAGATCTAATTCAGGCTTCCGAAGCGGAAAAAAAGAAATTAGAAGATTCCCTTATTTCAGAGTTCGAAGAACCCCCGCGCTTTAGTACATACTAGTATGGAATATTTAAATGAAAGACCTATCGTAAGTGATGAAGATGAGAATGTGGTCTTAAAAACATCTATTAATCCTAGAGTGTATGACCAACATAAACATGGTGGAAATCCTAAAGCAGCAAGGGAACTAAGAGCCCTTCATAGGGCTCTTAGTAGGCCAAAAGGTGGCAAAACAAAACGGGAAAGGGCAGAGAAGCTGCTTAGGGCAAGAGTAGGCAAAAATAGGTCTGGGATGTATCTTCCACCAGGGGAGGATGTTTTACAGGTGCATGACTCGTATAATCCTCTGTTAAAAGAAGATGATAATGAAACTCCTCTGACCCCCAGGACCCCCTTGGATCCTGTAATTCAAGCTTTAAGAAAGAAAAGAAAAGAAAGACTTCAAAGGGCTACTCACGGGGATGCTCCTCCTATATTTCCTGATCCAATGGATGCAGAAATGAATGAGGATAGTCCATCTCTTATTAAACAACCTAGATTTGGTCACAGAACAAGGCAAGTAGTAAGAACTGTAAAAAGAAAAAAAGGACTAACTGGATCGGATAGTTACAGACCTACTGCTAGTCATGCCACTTTAGTTAAGAACCAACCTTGGAGGATGAAAGAAAAACTTAAAGGACTTTTGGCTATGTGGACGCGATCAGGAGGGGGTACACGGCAAGTAGTTAGAAATATTCCTGTTACTCCAAAATTTGGTACTAAACGAATTAAAAAGATTACTGCTCCTAAAAGTGAGACGGATCTCAAGTGACTAAAGATAACTTTAGAGCTAATGATCACTCCTTTCTAGATGTAGATGAAGATCTGGAGAGTGAACTTAGTTTATTTGATCCAAATAACCCAGATATAAACTTATTTAATTTAGTTGATGATGAGATTATTAGGTTAGGAGGATCTAAACTTCTATACTATAAATACCATCAGGTAGATGATGATTTTGATGAAGTTTATATGGAGCAACGCAGTAAGCCTATTGCTAGTGAACCTGTGATTGTATATGGTCATTATGAACCAAGAGCATTAGAGGAAAACCTTACTCAGTTTGGTATTGAGCTTCAGAATGATCAAATTTTTGTATTTAATAAGGATTATATAGAAAGAAGACTTACTCGTAGACCTCATCCTGGGGATGTAATTATGCCTAAGTTTCAAAATCAGAAATATGAAATTTTTGAGGTGCAGGAAGATAGTTTTGAAGTATATGGAGTGTTCCATTTATCCTGTAGTGCTAGACTCCTTCGGGATACCGAAGAGATACAGGACCGACCCCTTCTTAAAAGGTCTACTGAGCGCGGTGGCCCCGTATATGAGGAATAATTATGGTTTATCGTACTGATGATATAAAAACATCTCTTACTGAATCTGATACCAGCGGGTCTACTTGGTCTCAGGGTCTTACTATTCAAGATTTTACTAAACAACTGTTCTTATCTCTAGAGAAACAAAACGATAATATTTCTTTTGTTTATAAAGAAAGTTTACGAGCAGTTAAAGAGATTTTTTCTAATTTACAATACTTTCAAGAAGATAGTAGTTTAATTACTATTCAATGTATTCATGGAAACCCAGAACGCACTATTGCTAAACTTAAGCAGGATAATAATATTATATTACCCATTATTTCTGTAGTGCAAACTGGGTCTGAGGAAGATGACAAGAGGAGAAGACCCAGGCAGATGGTATTGAGAAAAAAAGTTTGGAGTGAATCTAGGCAACGAGCTTTTAGAATAGTAGGGCTTGCTCCTAAGGCAGTAACTCTGTTATATGATGTTAATGTTTGGACTAAATATAAGTCTGATCTTGATCAAATTAGTGAGCAAATTCATCTTAAATTTCACCCCTCTATAAGAGTAGTAACTTCTTTCAATAAAGAGACACAGGGGTTTTTAGCTCAAGAGACAGACCAATCTAGTGTAGATGTTGGAGACAAGGAAGATAGAATTTTAAGAAGATCTTATTCTTTTAAGCTTTTATCCTATATTCCTACCCCTCAATTTCTAGTAACATCTACAGGAAAATTAGAGTCATTTAATACTGAAGCAGAATTAACAAAATTGATTACAGAGGTTTAATTTAAGAAAAATTCTATCTTTTTTATAGTAGTGCTTCTCTAGATATATGTGAGGATTATCATGAAATCTATAACGAATACTTCAATCCAGAGTTTTGAGATATACTTTACGACTGATAAAGGGCCAGAGACTTATTGGTTACAGCCCCAGGAGACCATCGTGGTTCCTACCAGTTATATTACAGAACAAGTAAATATACTAATGAGACGCAGAATTCTTCGCGTTCAAAATGCACAGTAATAGGAAATAAATTATGCCGTCATATGTAAGCCCAGGTGTTTATACTTTAGAAAAAGATCTTTCTCAGTTTGCACCCTCTATTAATTCATCAGTAGTTGGTTTAGTGGGTTTTGCCTCTAAAGGTCCTACTAATAAAGCTACTTTAATAACTTCCCCCCA